CGGACAGAACCGTAAGGGGGTATGGATGAGACTGCCACACCTACCACACCCTATTTTTAGGGTAGGGTGTTGGCAGCCTCATCCGTGGAAAGTGGCAGTTCCCTAGGAGTCTAGAACTTGCCACACCCTACCACACTCTACCACCCCCTATTTCTAATAAATAAGGAGAAGAATGGAGGGAGGGGAGGGGGGTGGATAAAGGAGAGTAGTTTATAAGGAGTTTTCTAAACAGGGGGTGGTAGAGTGTGGTAGAGTGTGGCAAACCTGGAAGTGCCCCCACCAAAGGCTTTCCACTGTTCAGTCTGCCAACACCCTATTTTTGGTAGGTGTGGCGGACTCGACTTTAACCCAAATATCACCCGATTGGTTGATGGTTTGTTTATATGTTTATTGGTTATAATAAACGTATTGAGTTGAAAACGTGTATGTCTGAATGGTCTAAGGATGCCCGCCCACAAAAAGACGTATTGTGGGTGTTAGAACCTGTCTATCGGGAAGTTTATGATTACTGTAAACTTAACCGGACAACTGCCGGCGTGCGGATTGATTATGACACACTGTCCCGCTGGACTGGAATTTCGCGGGAAGGTATTGCGCAACTAGCAGAGTCGATTGACAAAGCATATGTCTACCGTGACCGAGTGCCCGGTGGCTATTTCTACCGAGTAAGCCATTTTGGGCTACCTAAAATGGTAGAAGTTGCCTGCCAATCAGAAATGGCCAGCGTCGGGAAGAAGTTAGACGTTATTCGTTGTATGGTTGACCGAGCGCTGAAGTAGCGTACTCGACAGTACACTTGCAGTTACTCTTGCAGCTGCATTTTTGGGTTGGTAGAATCAGCTCATCAATACCAACCCAACCGTAGCCAGCATAGTCAACACATTCCTTGCAATTTTCTACTGGAGATAGGTGACGGCGTGCGTGAGTATAGCCGTCAATTTTTTTCTTATTATTCTGCACGGCAAAGTAGGAAACCTTACCGCTATCCGCGTACATACCCAACCGTTGAGCCAACTTAGCGTCACTGGGGTTAAGTTTAGCGATGTCATCAAACAGGTATTTAAGCCCAAAAGGTTGGGGGGCGTTCTCGGAAAGACCGTATTGGGAGCGCAAATTCCGCCCGACAATCAGGTAGTCATTGGCGTAAAGAAATTGGGGGCCGCCGGCAGCCAAAGACGCTTGAGCGACATGGATGTCCCGCAAGATGTCAGCAGCTTTAGCCTGCAAGGAAGTGTCACGGGGGTTAGCTTTCAGGGATGTGGCCAGTCCAATAAGCTCATCTGTTTTAACCCGAATAAATTTTTCCGTTTGGTATTTGACAGCGGCTGAAGTTGCAAAAGTCCCCTCAGGATAACGGAACCTTTTAACACGGGGGTCATAAACTAAGTCACCAATTTTTGCCATTACGGTCTAGGGTAGCGGACAGTTATTTTTACCGATAATTCAGCAAGTGACACACCGGAACCGTTTAGAACAGCCCGATAGCCAATAGTCCAGGCATTTCCTGGAAAATAAAGCGAGGTAGTCTGGTTAATTCTACGCGAGCCATTGGCTCCCAAAGCGCTGGGTGTAGTGCCGGTATTGTCCGTAGTAGTTACCAGCGTATTAAAGACGCCGCTGGAAAAGTGTTCGATATCAAAGGTGAAATAGTTGGTGGCGTTATGAGCCACAGCACCGGCAACAGCAACAATATTGACAAAAAGCAATTTTGTGGCTTGTCCAGTACCGTACTGAGAGTTATAAAATTCAGTGGCACCGCGACGGCGTGTGGTTGCGGTAAGGTTTAATTCGGCTGGGTACTGAATATCTACGGGTTGGCTGTACCACCGAGATGATGAACTTTCCCACTCCCACGGTGCCCCGTAACGAGAACCAGGCTCATACCATAAATCTCCGTTGCTGGGTGACGTAGGTGCCGTGGAAGAGTAGGTATTTTTGACTGAGCCAAATTGATTGGTTGGGCTTGCAGAAACCAGATTATTGACATCCATCTTTAAACCTCAGTGATTCGTTGCATAACCGTATCAACAGCGGCGGAATTGACATTAGCAAGCCTGGACAAATCGTCTAGGAGGGAGTCAGCTGTTGGGGTGGGGGGTGTGGGGGGTGTGGGGGGTGTGGGGGGTGTGGGGGGTGTGGTGGAAGGCAGAGTGAAGTTGGTAAAATTGGCTTCGACGTACTGCTGGATACCTGAGGAGTCCATTGGATAAATCTGGTTAATAATGGCCAAAGTTTCCGCTTGAGTTTTATTAATGGCAGCGAGTTCATCTGGAGAGATGATTAAACCCATTGGAACTGAGATGTCGAATGAGCCAAGTGCTAAAGAGCGCCCAATAACGCGGCAAAGTTTTTCAAGTGGCTCAACCCAGTTGTTATCAATCCAGGTAGACAATTTTGAGGCCCAATCCATCCGGGTAATTAATTGAGCGTTGCTGCCATTTCCTAAAGAGTTGACATCGTTGCGATTGAACAGGATGGTCATTGGGTAGTCAGTGCGGATAGCAAGTTGGTTTTCCAAAATGTTGTAAAGGCTATCCACGCCTGCGAGGGACAGAGAAGTATTGGAGATTGCCTCGTTGTCTTTGTCGTAGAGCAGGACTTCACTGATATCCCTGCCGGCATTGAGAGAGTCAAGGCGGCTGAGAAGTTGCTGTTGGGCCGTGTTGGTTTTGGTCAGGATGTCGTTTCGGAGAGATGCGCTAAGACCGGCGGTGCCAATTGAAACTTGGTTTGATGTGCGTAACAGTTTCATGGCTACAGAGGGGATTCGCCTGAAATCGTAGAGAACGTCAATGATGCCATCAAGGATAGACTGATATTCAACTTTTAGGTAGCCAAAATCGGTGAGATTTTTGTGGCCGGTGAAGAATAACAAACGGGAAATATGGATGTCATCAATACCCAGTCGGATGGTTTGCTGAGACAAATCGGTATTGTTGGGCAAGTTATAGGCAACCAATTTCACGACATTACCTGCTATAGGGGTATCAAGTCGCTGGCTGTCAGTCACCATAAGAACTGCCGACAAACCGTAGAGTCTTGCCCAAATGGAAGCTTGACGAAAAATTTCCCAAGCGCCCAAAGAGTTAAGGGCCCGTTGGTAGAATGGTGGGCCATTAATAGTGACGCCTATGGTGTAAGCGGAATCTGGGTAAGTGTCAATAATTCGGCGAACAAGAGTGTCAGTTTGATAGAGAGCCATGTAATTAGGATTGGCCGAAGCTTTGGAGCGAAAAAGCTCGGACAGGACTTTACTGTCATAGTTCATAGGAGTCCACTGTTAGATACAAAAGAGGAGAAGGCAACAGGAAATGTCTGCCAACCGCTAGGGATGTCAATTAATGAAGCGTCAATTTGGGCTTGTAGAGCTAGAGCCTGGTTAACTCTGGATTGCCAGTCAAACCATTCCAGAGTGTCAGCTTTCTTGAGGTTACTGTTTGGTGGATTGAGTGAGAGGGTGTGAGCGGCAACGATGTATGGGCGGTAAGTCACAGTCCCAGATTGAGTTTTTGCTTTACTGGCTTCAAGCAAATCATTGATGACTGTAGGATTGGCGTCAGGGTTGACACTTTGGACAATAAGAAATGCATCAGGTTTAAGCATATATAAGCGCGTACTTGATGTGTTTTAGCGCGTACTTGATGTGTTTTAGCGCGTACTTGATGTGTTTTAGCGCGTACTTGATGTGTTTTAGCGCGTATTATGTGTGTTGCAGCATGTCTAATTTTAATTAGTCTTGTTTAAATTAGTCTAGTCGCTTTACATCTACTTCACGTTTTTTTGTCCTCTAGTTATAGACCAAATTTAGACTTTGCACCCCCATATAAGCCCTTTTGGGGGTAAATGCTCCTCAAAAGGGTCTAAATTTCCACAGGATTTTTGACTATTTTTGGTAGATTGGTTTGTGACATAGGGCAATCAAGACCGTTTTAGAGCCAAATGGACTTATATGGGAATGCAAAGTCTACTACGCAACCATAATAGCTGTCCAGGTTCCTGTAATTGTCAATCCAGTCAAGTCAATTACAACTTGGTTAGCGTTACCCCCGGTAGTGTAACCGACCCCAAAAGCCTTGCCAGATGAGTTCATAACCGACACATTTCCTAGTAGTTGTGTGTTTAAGTTATGCACCCATGTCAAGTTACTGGAGACGACATCTGATGAGGTAAAGGTGCGTGAGATTATCCGAGCAACAGGGTAGAGAGTGCCAACAAACCCAGCTACTAATTGGTCTGTTGATTCCTGAAAGAGAATTTGGAAGTCGGTCTGAGCGCCTCGTTTGATTTGAAGTCCAGCATCTTGAGTTGGGGTGCCGAGGTCACTAAGAAGCGTATTCAGACGAATTATATTGTCCCCGATGTCAACAGTGGAGACATTAACGAAATCAACCTGAGTTGCGGTGATTTTGTTAACAACCAAGTCTGCAAGAGAGTTGTCAGATTTGCGTATGGCCATACTGGTGGTATCAGCCACAAGCCGAGTGTTACCAGATGAGACACCAATCTGCCAACTGGATGCGTTAGTGCCAGAGGGAATTTGGGCGGGTGCAATAGTGCCGATTAGTTTGGCGGCGTCAAGGGAAGTAATATCGGCGTCAACAATAGAACGGAAAGTGGGTACACCGGCACCGCCGCTAGGGGAAGCCAGAAATAAAGACTGGTTTCGCGAAGGGTAGCCCAGAGTAAAAGCCGTGCCATCCCCGCCGCTGGTGTCGTTAACAGTAAAGGAGTTGGCATCAGCTGAAGTCAGAGAAAGGCTTGCGACGCCCCAGACAAAAGTGGAATTGGTATTATCCCATTTGAGTGTCTGGTTATTACCGGGGGCAGTGTTAGGGAAAACGAGAGTATAATCGACAGCCAGACCTGTGCGGGCCCTTAAAGATATTTCATTACTGCCGCTAACGAGAGAGATTTTACCGAAAGTTGATGACATATTAGTTTCGCTCAATCATAATTTTCCAGGAACCAATCAGCGGGCGAAATGAGGATAAATCCAAAGTCAGCTGATTGACGGAGTAAATGGTTTTATCTGGGGTAACGCGGTCATCGAATTGTGGGGCCCATAGAGCGTAATCGACAAAATCTTGGCCGCCTAAATTGTGGATAAAGGTGATGCGGTTATTGGTCAAATCGGCATCCACAAAGGAAAACTCACGGCGGGAAGGTTCAAGCAATGTGGCTGACTCACCATCAACGGTCAAACCGTAGTTAACAGTAATGACTTCAGTTGGTGCGAGAGTGATGACCAAAGAAGGTTCAGGCAGCTCAAAGATTATAAAAGACATTAGGTTTTAGTAACTTGCTCATTGATAGTAACCAGCATCTGCGGGACAATAAAACGGCGCTTGCCGGTAGTAGTATCTTCAGCTCGAATGTCGCTAGTGTACTCACCGGCTGGGAAAACACTGGATTGAGCCGCTGTGATGGCCAGAAGGAAAGTGCTTGATGACTGGACAGTCGCGGACAATTCCCAAGCCGGATTAGCCACGCCATCTTTGGACATCAGGCATTTCAGAACATGGTTGGTTAGATTGAAACCTACGACAGAAAAAGTCCATTCTCTATCCTCACCGGCACCGACAGAAATTGTGACAGGACTGACAATACTCATAATCCCAACATAGTATCCATAAAGTGATTAGCTAAAAAGGTGTAACCTTGTGCCAAAGAGTCGCATAAATCTGTGATTAGGGGCTGTTTTTTAGCACTAAAGCGCTTAAGCATAGACATCATATCGCGGTTATGGGGGCTGTCTACTACTTTTAGGTTGCCTAAATTAAAAGCATTAGCCAATGGGATGGCTCTAGTAAGTTTATCAGTGGATGGCCGAATAAACTGGATATTGTAGCCACGAAGCTGTTCAATGATATAACGCTGCCATCGAATAGATTCGCTACCGGCTTCAGCTTCAATAATAAGGTATGTGGAAGGGCCGTCATTTTTGGCGGTGCTGATGAGGATGTTGTCACCATCAAGGGCCCCCCATTGCCCTTCAATAACATCCTCAAGAACTATAGAACGGCTGAGAGTGTCGTAACACATCAGACAGCCGACAGAGTAGCAACCGTTTTTCTCCGTGGCGGCTAAATCCCAACTGCGGATGCGAAAAACCGTTTCGGGGTTAGAAACACAGGAAGTGTACAGAATATTTTTGAAGAGTCCTAAACCGCCATTATCGGAAGGAATGCAGTCTAGTTCCTGACTAGCCCCGGCACCGTACATTCTGTAGATGCCATCTACCCAGCGAGACTCTTTCTCTTTAGTCCATTCTTGACCGGTACGAATGCAGACACGTTTGTAAAGCCCTTCATCAACAGCGAGTCTAAAGGGTATTCTATGGTGGGAAAAATTGCGCTGTTGGGCTTCACCGATGAGAGTATTAAAGGGTGAGTCAATTCCAAAGTGAGTTGAAAAGACCCTTAGACTGCCGCCCCAAACAACACAAGCGGTGGCGGCATCAATTATGGATGGCAAATCTAGCCTAAATGCAGCCTCATCAACAACGATGGCGGCCCCAGACTTGTCCCGCAAGTTGACAGCATTGCCGGCAAGGGCTGTGATGCTGAAACCGTTGAGGAATCTGAGGCGATACATAAGGGTATCTTTGTCATCAATAAGCCGGATACCAGCCGTTTGACCTAGGATGTGACCTAGAGACTGTGCCCATTTAGTAGCGTAACGGATGTAATTTTCGGTGGTATCGCGGTTGAAAGATGTGTAGTAGGTGTTCCGAGGGTTATTGGGGCGAGTGGCTTCAATGACGGATTTTAAAGAGTCCACCCAACTAAAACCTATTTGGCGGCCCTTCTCAGCAATCATCATCTGTGAGGAATCGGTCAGCCACAATAGCTGAGAGCGGTAGAGTAACTCGGTTAGTGGGGAACCGTCGAAGTTTTTAGGCTGCCTAAAAGCGGGAAGTGTAGAGGAGGAACTAAGCGCTTTATAGAGTTTACGCATGATTAAGCTGTTCAGGGGTGACACCAAGTAGAGCTGCCTGCGCTTCAAGGATGGCGGAATTTGTATCGCCGGTCGCAGCGTCCCGAACGCCGCCAAGGATGGTATGAATGTCCTGGCGGCTCTTTGTCAGTTGAGACATAACGGCGCGGACAGTATCGGTTGGCAAGAGGGATTCGCTGGCCAGAACAGTCAGGGCATCCTCAATTTCAGTTCGTTGGATGGCAGCGCGGATAGCCCATTCTGGGGCGCCACTTTCAAGGGATTCTGTTGTCACATCAGTGAAAAGTAAATCGCCATCTGGGCCATAGCGCATTCTGCGTTTTATTCTACGAACAGTTTGACCATGTTCGAGTAAGTCTAAAAGTTTGCGCTGACCCATCTCCCGGATTCTCCCATCAAGACAGATGGTTTTGCCGGTGAGAACGGAATCCACATTTTTACGGAATTGTTCATCGCAATTGTAGAGTGTCTGATATTCTTTGGGAGACATGCCACTTTCATTAAGGGCCCCAACAATATCACTATTATTTTTTAAGGCTGTTAGAAAGTCATTGGACATATATAAGCGCGTTATAATACGTTTAATCTAATACTATACCATATGGCCATTCCTTTTAGCGCTTATTTTGAATATGTGTCCAGGTTAGGAGGCAAATCGCGTTCTGAGCAGGCTGACCGCTGGTTAATCCAAACCTATACAGAGTTTGACCCCGATAAAGATTTTTGGGAAACCCTAGCTTTTATGGGGGCCATCAATGGAAAAAACAGCGCTCTGTCGGTGGAGATGCCTTGTATTTACGAAGGTTATGAGTTTGACCGAATAGAAAGCGTGCCAGGGGCTTTTTATTTTCATTTCAGCGCAATGATGCAAGAGGATACCGGCAAAGCAATGAAACTGGCCATCCATACTTGCTACAAGGCGAAAACAGTGGGTGAAACTGAGTACACCAAAATAGCGGACATTTCCAATAACTTAAGTTTCCACCACGCCGAGATTTTGGTTAAGCACTTTACATCTTTTTTTACCCAATCGCGCCCCAAGATGTCGTAGTAATTTGGGCCCATTTTTCGATACCCACCGAATTAACCTTTTGGGCCATAGGCAGTTATCTACCGTATATGGTCAAGTACATCAAACAGCTATATAAGTAGCCACACCCCCCAAAAATAGGGTGTTGGCAGACTCATCCGTGGAAAGTCAATGGTGGAGGCGCTTCCAGGGTTGCCACACTCTGCCACACTCTACCACCCCCTGTTTTGAAAACTCCTTATAAACTACTCCCCTTTATCCACCCCCCTCCCCACCCATCATTCTTCTCCTTATTTATTAGAAATAGGGGGTGGTAGAGTGTGGTAGAGTGTGGCAAGTTCTAGACTCCTAGGGAACTGTGACTTTCCACGGATGAGTCTGCCAACACCCTACCCTAAAAATAGGGTGTGGTAGGTGTGGCAGACACAACAATAACCCAAACAAATGGCAGACACATTAGAAATCCTGGTAGCGCTCCAAACAAATCAGGCGCTGACCGCATTCAACAGTATGATGGGCCAATTCAGTGGCAAGAACTTTGCCGCAATTGGCGGGGCTATGACAGCCGGTATCACGCTGCCCATAGTTGCTGGTATGGGGGCAGCTACAGCCAAAGCGGTGGAGTTTAATTCAGCCATGAATAATTCCGCACGCACTTTGGACTTAACTAAAAAGGAAACAGCGGCGCTCTCCAAAGAAATTCTGACAATGGCCCCCTCACTGGGGTTACTGCCTACGGAGTTTGCCAATGTTGCGGCGGAAGCGGGTAAGTTAGGTGTGGCTAAGGATGAGGTTGCTGCTTTTGGTCAGGTTTTGGCCAAATTAAGCGGTATTACAGATGTGCCTATTGGGGAGTTCACGAAAAAGGCTGGGGCCATCAAAACAATCTTTCAACAGAATACGGCAGAGTTTGAAAAATTTGGCGCTGCTGTAAATGCTTTGGATGACAAGATTGGTGGGACTACCCCGAATATTTTGGAGTTCACTTCCAGGGTTGGGGCTGTTGGCAAGACGATGGGGCTGACCGCTAACCAGGTGGCATCCTTTGGTTCCGTGTTTGAGTCGGTAGGTATAGCTCCGGAAAGAGCGGGGACGGCATTCCAAAACTTTGCAGAAAAACTTTTCACCATAGGAAGTGCCACCCCACAAGCGAAAGCGGCTTTTGAGTCAATGGGATTTTCAGCGGCAACTTTTGGCCAGTCAATGAGCAAGGATGCAACCGGCTCATTGTTGACGTTTTTAAATAGATTAAATAGTATTTCTGACCCCGTTCAAAAGAGCAGCTTGCTGATACAGATATTTGGCAAAACATCCTCATCAGAAATTGCCACTCTAGCAACTCAAACGACAAAACTTTCAAGTGCGTTCAAAGTTGCAGGCGATGACACAGCCAATTTGGCCAAAATGCAGTCAGAGTTTGGACTTAAAATGCAAGACCCTGCAATGCAGTCGAAAGTTTTGCAGGCTCAATTAACGGCATTAGGGGTGCAATTAGGTTCAGTGCTTGTTCCATTGTTAAGCCAAGCTTTAGCCGTTCTGACCCCATTAGCCCAGCGCTTATCAGCCTTTCTGAATAACAACCCGGAATGGGCAAAATTTTTTGTAATTGCTGGTGGGGGCTTAGCGGTTATTGGCCCTGTTGTGACGGCTATAGGTGGAATGATAACCGCTTTCACAGCCATTAGCGGTGCTGTTGGTGGTGCCAGTGCGGCCCTAGCTGGTATGGGCAGTGTCACAGGGGCACTGTCGGTTGGTTTAGGCGGTTTGGGTACAGCCATTGCAGCTGTGGGCGGTGCTTTGATATCGGTGCCTGGATTAATTGCTGCAGCCGTTGCCGCTGTGGTAGCTCTGACGTTCAATGTTGGGGGATGCAGAGATGCTTTAGTCAGCCTAGCCGGCTACCTTATGGGCAATTTATGGGCGGCATTAAAATCGGTTGGCAGTGCTTTTGCCTCGTTGGGCAATTCAGTAATAGCCATTTTGGCCCCCATTGCGTTGGCAGCAAAAACCAATTTAGAGCCGGCCATTGCGTACATTTCCAATGTTGCCTCCCAGAGCAAAGCGGCCCTTTCGTTGGTAATCAGCGGTGTGACCCAGGCGGTTTCCGGTGTTGGGCAAGCATTTAATGGGGTGGCTCAATCGGTAGGCGGTGTTGTTTCAACCCTGATATCAACGCTGAATGGTATGGTCAATGCCGCAACTAATTCGTTCCAGGGCGTTATTGGGGTGGTAAATAATGTCAAGAGTGCTGTGGCTCAAGCTGTGTCAGCAGTGCAAAATGCCGTCCCCCAGTTTTTCAACTCTGGCGCGTCTTTGATGCAGTCGTTTGCTCAAGGGGTGGCATCAAGTGCGGCTAATGCTTACAATGCCGTGTCCAATAGTGTCAAGCAAGTTCGTAACCTGCTACCCAGTTCACCGGCCAAGGAAGGGCCATTGAAAGATTTGGACAAATCCGGGCAAGCGCTGTTAGGCACTTTTGCGGCAAACATCAATGGCGGCGAGTTATTAGGCCGCCTAAAATCTATACTTGCGTCGCTGCCATTACCAAACATTCAAGGAAATGTGTCACCAGTGCTGTCAGCAGTCAGTGCGGGCGGTGTGCTACCTGCACCGGTAAATAACAGTAATGAAAGTCAGTCGGTGGTAATTAATTACAACCAAACTGTCAATGTTAGCTCTCAAATGAGTGGCACCGAAATTATCAACTCGCTTAGAAGCGCACAAGGGCAATTTTTGGATTACCTGAGTCGCAGTGAATTTTTTAAAAATCGGAAGCAATCCTAATGCCGGTATTTCTTCAGACTTTTGCATCCTACGGGACAATTCCTATAGAGCGGCACGAGATGCTGTCATTTAGGTCAACGATGACACTCAATCAGTACCTGTCCCAAAGGGTTAACACCAATGTATTGACCGTGCCACAAGCCAATCAGTTTGACTATTTCTATATGTCTCTGAGGGTTGACGCTGCAAAATACGCTCAGTGGCTAGCCTATTTCTCAGCGTTGCCAACGGATTTACAGCGGGCGTTGCTGATTGATTACACAGTGGGTGTTTTGGGAGCGGCTTTAGAAAAGATGGATGTGGAGATTGAAAAGATAGTCAATGACGGCACCGGTCAATACGACTATATTTACAAACTAGACTTGACATTTGTCAGGAGTATTTGAATGGCTACAATAACCAAATGGGGGGTTGTAGATATTGATGAGCGGGAGTTAGTCTCCTTAAAACTGACTTACGGAATTAGGCTGCCTAAATTACAAACTAAATACTATGACCCCATTATTCAGTATGCCGGTAAGGATGTTACCCGCATTTATCTGGAGTTTATGACTTGCGATAGAGCTAAAGCCTTTCAGATTTGGGCGGATAGGCTAGCGCTAGCCACTTCCATAAGAGCTGTGACTGTAGGTGGGGTTTCCTACGGGAATTTTTATTTAGTCAAAACCGACGTTGACTGGAAGCAAGCCATGTTTCAGGTAACGGATAACCTTGCAGAAAGGGTTACAAACAGTGAGTTTGTATTGGCTCAAGTATCTTTGGAAGGTGTCCAGTAATGTTCGACATTAATCAATTGCGCCATACGCTGACATTCTATAAAGGGGCCAGTGTAATTGACGGAACAAACAATCTTGTCAGCGCGGAAGTCGTTGTCAGTGCAAATCAAGTCACAAAGTGCAACTTAATACTGTCCAATGACCAAACAGTAGGTGTTGGGGACTCATTTGCACTTCGGTTAGGTTATGGCGCTAGCTTGTGGGCTATTACGCCTCCCCCAACGCTGTCTACCGGGAGCAGCGGTTCTAATGTGACGCTGCTGGAAACTTTGTTGAAAGAACACGGGGCTTTACAGCAAACTCCCGGAACGGTTTTTGATTCAGACACCAATACAGCATTGAAGTTGTATCAAGGCTGGTATGGGCTGACACAAGATGGGGTATGCGGGCCCTTGACTTGGGGGGCTGTGTACAGAAATACCAGTTATACTCCGACAGAACCGGGGAGATTTTATATTGACTCTTATCGGCGCACAAATGAGTACATCACTTTGGATGCGGTGGAGTTAAAAATCCCAGGGGTTACTAATGCCCCCGTGACTCAGGTATCTCTAACCCAGATTGCCGCTATAGCCGACATCGGTGTCAGGTTGAATTACCCAGTAATCAATGACCCAACGGGAATTTACCAAGTAGGAACTGCCTCAAACCCTCAACAGAACGTAGAGAACAAGTCAAGCACTTCCGCTGCTGATTTGCTTTTTAGCACTGGCAGAAATTACGGGAATTTTAATTACATATGGGATGACCGAATATACACAAGGTGGTTTCAGGCTTACTGGAATGAACCGGATTTGCCATATATAGTTGACACAGACATTTTAGAGATTGAGCGGGCTACCACATCAATTGACGCTCCAAAATTTATAACCAATGTGCTATTTAAAGCAAACACCTATTATACCTACACAATTCCTTACACAACCTACGGCTATACTCTTGATTTGGCCAGCGAGGGTTACAACCATGAAGCTGGTGCTGCAGACAGAAGACTCAGGGGAGCTACGATCGAAGGAATCAAGAATATAGCATCAGTAAGGGTAACAACCTACGGCAGGCTAGGCGATATGTGGCTTCCAGGAAGGTGCTGCCGGTTGTATCAGCAGGATGGTACAACCCTGGCTGGTTATTGGATTATCAGGGAGCATGCTATGAGATACTCAGCGGATGGGTTTACCTCAAGCTTTAACTTGCAAGCAATGCAGTTCTAAGGGTTTTCCGGTTTTACGGCTTTATTTATCAGAACCATTCGTGCCCGTACACGCTCTACAATGGCTTTGACTTTTTCAGGGTCAGGAGCCTCAAAGTAATCTTCTTCCTCAGGTTCCAATTCAGTTGTGGGTGTTACGCCGCTTTCAAATTCCTCACGCAGACGTTTTTGCTCTAATTGAACTTGCTTCTCCCATTCAGCATCCTCAGGAGACGGTGCGGGTGCGGGGGTCGGTGCGGGCGGTTTTGGTGCGGGGGTCGGTGCGGCAGGTTTTGGTGCGGGGGTCGGTGCGGCAGGTTTTGGTGCGGGGGTCGGTGCGGCAGGTTTTGGTGCGGGGGCCGGTGCGGGGGCTGACTCCTTTAAAGGCAAGAGGTAAGAATCAATGTCAACTTTTTGGTAGCCTAAAACCTTCTGTGCTTTGTCTTCTTGTTCTTCAGGACGCTTCCAAACACGTTTTTTAGTCGTGCGCCCATTTACTTTGCCCCACATATCCACACGACGCCATCCCAAATTGTGCAAGTGCTGTGCGATGTTGCCCTGTTCGCGAGAGGACATATTAGTACCGGGGGCAACCATTTGGCAAAGTTGCAGCATGGTTATGGTATCTTCACCGGGCCCCAATTTGGTTTGCAGTGCGTGGTCTACCGCTTCCAGCAAGACACCACGGGCGAGGTACTGCTCATTATGTTCGTGGTTTAACGCCCACATCTCAGGCTCAATATTTAAGGCTGAAGATAACTGGTGCAAATCCTCCTGAGGTAGCTGTTTAAAATGTTCTAGGGCTGATAGCCAGAGTTGCCCAAAGATTTGGTATTTGACAGGAATGGGCACCTTGATGTCGCCCGCAAGGCAGTATTCAGTGTCGATAATATTAAAACGACGGTGGCCGGTCACGTCTCCTAAAACCCCCGTGGCTTTGGATGCGTTAGAGGTCATATAGACATTCCAACTGCGGGGAATTTCTATGGAAGTGGTTGCGTAAGGTTCCCGCACAATTGCTGATGAGGATGACAGGTAAGCTTTAACTTCCTCAACCTCTTTCTTATGCTGCATACCGGCAACATCATCAAAACCGACCAAAACAGCTTGCCAGCTAGCCAGCACCGTATCGCGGTCAAGCTTGAAAGAGCCGTTGGTGTAGTGCCATTGTGGGGGCACGGCATAGCGGAAAGTTTCGGTTTTACCGCAACCTTGCGGCCCCAGTATTATGATGGAGCAATCGTATTTAATACCGGGGTAGTACACGCGGGCAAGGGTACTTAGCAAAAATTTTTGCCAGAACGCTGTGTAAAGTGCGTGGTAAGGGCTGCTCTTTGGTATGCCAAAAAGCACTGTTGCGCAATCATCCCAGAGCTGAGCGTTAGGGGTATATTTGGTTCCTAGCTTCTCCAGATACTCTTTGAAAGGGTGGTAAGCATTCTCACGAGCCACTGTTCGCACGCACTGCAACAGAACCTGAACGCGAGTTTCAGTAATCAGAGTCTTGTTAGAAAACCAAGTGATAATCTCATCCGGTAAAGGCTTGCCATCATACTCAACACGATTGCCAAGCAAATTAAGACGAAGTTTTCCGGGAAGACGGTGGCGCAAAATATCAAGGTAGTATTCAATCAAGAAATCATCAGGCATCATGACTTCAAAATGCCGGTAGATGCTGAGAATCACACTGGCCATACTGAATCGCACATCACTGTTTTTGAAATCAGGGTGCAGTTTAAACCAGTATTCAAAGATGGTTCCGCCATTTCCCCCGTTGAAACCATTTTGGCTACCTAAATTCATTGAGCGGTCATGCCAGATGGGTAGCTGCCCTTCCAACTGAGTCACCACAAATGAACTGCCGGTGCTATCCGTGGCTGAGAACGGGTTGCGCCCTTCAAGTTTAAGGATACTGTCTTCCGCATCAGGAGTCCGTTCCTTGAAATTGTGGGGCCACAAACAGTAGAGTTTTTCTACGTCACCGTCAAGTTTAGTGCTAAGAATATCACGATAGACAATCTCAGCCATTGTCAGATGCTTAGAAGTCTTCTTGGACTTTGTTGCAGCCCGCTTCTCTTTTGGTTTTTCTTGTGGGGCGCTATTCAAGATACTGTCAACTTCAAGAGTGACGTCACGGTAAAACAGGCATGGCTGATTGGAGCCAAAGAAAAAGCGAATATTGTCACCGCAAGCTGGGTCGCTATTAGGGTAAACCTTGCGTAACTCTTTGAAAATTGTCTTGTACTCATCAGCATTTACTTGGCGGTCAAAGATGAAAACTAAGCGTTCCTTGTAGGGCTTTTCTTTTGACCACGAGAGAGTGCGGTAGGCAATCGCAGCACTTGGAGTCAGCATAGCCCCATCACTAAAACCGCTTGGCTTAGCCTCCCCCGGTAAAGGCAGACCGTCAAAGTCCAAAGCAATACAGTTAAACCGGTTAATGGTTTCCGATACGTTCTTGTCTCCGTGGTTGTTGATACCAGGACGCCACGTTCCGCCGCAAGAGATATATGATGCAAATTGGTCTACAGTGAAAATTTGCTGTTTCCAGTTTTGAGCTGTGTTGCGATTGGCTAGTGTTAGAGCTTCAGATTTGGTCAGTGCTTTCATTGCATCATTGACCATCAAGGCAACGGTTTTGGTTGTAACTGCCGTGGACATATTATTCTCCGGGTGCAAGTGCTTAACTTGATTATATACGCTCAGTTTAGGATTGTCAAGGATTATCCTAAGAAATATGCGCGGGCCGTCCGCGCTATATCTATTATACAGCAAATACTTATAGCGAACAAAGCTCTAGTTATAGAGAAAACCGCTACTTCACGCTTTGACACTCTTATACACGCTGATTCCACAGTTAATTTTTCCTTGGTTTTCCATACAAGCCTGTGCCAGTTAGTTGTGACAGCATGAAAACAATGGTGCCATTTAACCCCAAAAGGAAGTCTTTTAGCCCTAGTGCAATCACGGAAACAGGCAATTTTGGGGGTCGAGGTAGGGGGAAAAGGGGCAAAATGTTTCGTTATGGTCATACATTTAAATCCCAATACCCTTACAGTAGCGCCCGCCACACCTACCAAAAATAGGGTGTTGGCAGACTGAACAGTGGAAAGCCTTTGGTGGTAGCACTTCCAGGTTTGCCACACTCTGCCACACTCTACCACCCCCTGTTTTGAAAACTCCTTATAAACTACTCTACTTTATCCACCCCCCTCCCCTCCCTCCATTCTTCTCCTTATTTATTAGAAATAGGGGGTGGTAGAGTGTGGTAGGGTGTGGCAAGTTCTAGCCTCCTAGGGAAATCTGACTTTCCACGGATGAGTCTGCCAACACCCTACCCTAAAAATAGGGTGTGGTAGGTGTGGCGGACACAACATTAACGCTTAAGCGCGTTATTATATGGTTAACCGCTCTGTAAAGCATAAATGTCAAATCTTCAATTCGATTCCATCAGTGGAGATTGTGTAAGAAACTATAAAAAGCTTCCGGACGGCTCGCTACTTGCTTGGTTACGAGTTGCCCGTACCGGTGAGCTTGATTACGGCTCACACAAACAGACAGTCCCAGCGGACACCCTTTTTGACTCCGAGAGTATGCGCAGTCTTGTTGGTGTGCCTGTAACATTGGAACACCCCCCTGGTATGGTTCTCTCACTAGCCGAGCGCCGCAAGTATTCTGTCGGAACAGTGCTGCAGGAAATTGTCCAGGAAAATCACGACAGTGACCCCAGTTACCTGACCGCCGCTGCGATTATTTGGGATGAAGCTACCATAGAAGCTTTGGAAAAAGGCAACCTTAAGGAAGTCAGCAGCGGCTATTTTGCCGAAAAGGAACCCTTGTCTGACAGTCTTTATAAACAGACAAAGCGTGAATACAACCACATTGCTATTACACAATCCGGTAGAGCCGGTAGCGAGGTTAGAGCTTTGATTGATTCCCCAGTTGCTGAATTAGTTAGCCTTCATCAAGCTCACAGGGATAGTCTAGTTGCCGCCGGTATTGAGCCTGACTATAACTGGGACAAGCTGACACTATTGCAGAAAGTGGTAACAGCCTTGTCAAACAAGGATGCGTCATCTCTGTCACTGAAAGAGTGCCAAGCTGTGCTTGATTTTAGGCAGCCTAAAACCTCTTCCCCTAATATTCCCCAAACCGACGCGCCCTCCAAAGACTTTGAGGGTGATTACATGCTACGTTTAACCCAAGCTTATCGGAAAGTCAAATGACGCTTCAAACTTCAATTGGTCTTTACTCTGTTCCTGGCCAGCCCGGACAGATTGCGACAACGAACAAAGTGACAATCTATCAAGCCGTGCCAGAGTGGACAGCATCAGGAAGTGTCCCCTTTGGCCGTCTTGTAGCTTTAGATAAAACCGACAATACCATCAAGTTGCCGTCAGCCACCGGTCAGTTAATTGTTGGTGCCACTGTTTACAACACTTCCAAAAATGCTGCCTACCTTGAGAGCGGTAATACTGATGGCATCCCCAATGGGGGTTTTGCAGATATTCTGACTCAAGGGGATATTTGGATATCTTGCGAATCCAACGGCGCTAAGCCTGGTGATAATGTCTATGTCCGCCACACAGCTGACGGGGCTAAGACCACTTTGGGTGGAGTTGCCTCTGCCGCTGGCACAGGGCTCGACTTGGTTAGCGGCGCCATGTTTATTTCCGGCACCAGCAATGGTTTGGCAATTATCAAACTGAACAAATAATGAGCATTCAATTTTTAGAAAAAGAGCTAACTTTAGTCCTGCCTGAGATTCTTCAAACTGTCAGGGATGAACTAAGGTTTTATAATGGCGTGCTTGTTCCTGTCATAGGTCAGCTTCCTGATGGAGTTGACTTTATCAAACAGTACCGTCAGGACTTTACCGGCATGGCAGCCCGGTATAACGGCATTGCCACTGACATCCCAACAGTTGATGTCTTAATGTCATCACACAGCTGGACTTCCGCTGAATGGGCTATTAGTGTTGTATGGAATGAGAAAGAAGTCACATATTACCAGCGAGCGCAATCTGTCGGTGAAATAACTCGACCGTTGGGGCCGGTGCAATTAAAAATGCAGGCTGCCAGTCGCATTATCGGTGAAAATATCAACAAAGCCATTGCTTTTGGTGATACCAATTTTAAAGGCTTCTTGAAACACCCTGATGTCACAACAGCCGTTGAAACCACATCGCCATACACTCTAACAGCCCAAAACCTGTACCTTTATTTCCACTCACTGCTTTGGAACGTTTCTAGGCAGTCTAAGATTGCGCCAAATCAGTTCAGCATGCTTTGCCCACCGGCACTTTATCGCCAACTGACTGAGCCGCTGTCGGTGGATTCCCCCAATATCACTCCATTCTCGATGCTGACTGACCCATCAAAGGGTATCTACTTTTCCGATATTGAGATGCTTCCAGAGCTTTCTTACGAGATGCTTGAAGAAGGTGGCGTCTTTAATGCAGGCACAAATAAAGACCGCCTGGTTATCTACCAGCGCAGCCCTGATACGGTCAGCCGCTATGCCGCCCCATTGCGAACAACTAACGCGATGAATTATCCAATAATGCACTGGAGTGTTGCGATGCATCAGCGTTCGTCAGAAATTATTGTTCGTCAACCACTCAGGATTATCTACCGAGATTTTGCTAAACCGGCATGACCGCTTTCTCTCCCCTTTTAGGTCGCCTAATAAATCAAACTATCCTTACTCACAGTTCAGGACAGCTTTTAGGCATTTTAACGGCGGCAACCAGTAACGTAAGAACCTACCCTCAGGAATTGTTGGACAGCTCAGTGCAGTTTTATAAATTCAGGGTACTTTCTCCATTCAACAAAGATGTCAATGTCCGCGATACTGTCAAGGTGGCTCAATCAGCGTCAGGTATGGTTGCCGTTGGGGATATTTTAAAAGTCACTGAAATCAATGTAAGCCCTTACACAGTTGTGACTGACAAAACTGGCTGGTTACTTGTGCTGGCCAGTGATACGGTGAAATACATGCAATGAGTGATTTTTCTGTTGATGTGCGGATAAACCGTGAAGAAGTTAAAAAGATTACCGGGCGTATTAAAGATTCCATCAAACCTCTATCAATATTCGCTCGTAAAAAGCTGACAGACATCCAGAGGCAATTCGATAATTTTAACGACCCCTACGGTAAAAAATGGGCCCCACTATCTCCAAACACCATCGCCAGAAAAAAGCAAAACAAAGATAAAATCCTAACCCACTACACACCCTTAAGAAAAGGTATCCGGGTTGATGTTGTGCAAGAGGGTTTAAGACTGACAGCCAATGTGCCTTACGCTAAATTCCACCAAACGGGCACTTCCAAGATGCCACAGCGCTTGATTCTAGCCATCACCGATAATGACAAAGTTAGAATCGGGCGGTTAATTAAACAGCATGTTGCAGGACGTTCTTGACTCAATTTCCTCAAAAATAAGTGGCTTGCCCTACTACACACCAACCGGTGTCAGAAAAGGCAAGCCCGTTACTATTCCTGTGGTTAGCTGCCCAACATTCAGGCAAGCACCTAACCGCCAAATGGTCATGACCGTCAACGTGACACTTAAAAACCCGGTGATGACCCAACTCTACACTGAAATGGAAACCATCATTGATATTTTGACGTTGCCAGGAATCCTTGACTGGCGGTTGGCCAATGTCTACACCGGAACGGACGGCCATTACGGAGAGCTTGTTTTTGAGCATACCAGCACCATGAAGAGTTCAGCGCCAGTATTCCCGCTAACCAACTCTCAAGTTTCTTACAATGCTGTTATCTAAAAATTCAATCCCTGTTTGGGCTGCCGTTATTGGCAACAGCACCGCCGGCCCTTCTGGAGAGGTTATTGATGTCCTGACTCTCAGCGACTTGGCTCAATTCGGCAGTGGCTCCCTAGTTAATTGCGCCAAAGTTTTGCTCGGATACGGTATCAGTGTCATGGCAATTAGACTAGGCAACTTTGACACACTGGAGTCTCTACCACGAATTCCTACTGTAGTAATCTACCCAGAAACTAGTACGGCCATTGACAGTTTTGCAGCTGCGTGTCAGTCCAACCAATTCCTAGGAATCATAGATTTTGTCGGAGACTTTGAGTCGCTTCAAAGCGCTAGAGCCAGTAGTAGCGGCTATGGCACCAAGTCTCGATTCTTGGCTATAGCGTTCCCGGCTATCACGGTTGGCAGCGAGGTTCAATACCTGTCATCACATTTAGGTAGCCTAATTTGCCGCCAAGTTCAGTTAGGTCAGCCTTTTGACGGTGAGTTTATGCGTGGAGCCACCGGCGTGACCGTTGCGCTGTTGCCAGAAGATTATGATTGGCTGATACAGCACGGGGTTGTCACGGTGACATGGCCAAACCTGTTAATTAGGGGGTTTTCTAATTCGCTAATGTACGGGCAAACCACACAAGACACTCCACTGATGAGAACCGTGGTAGAGAACTCTATCATTCAGGAAGTGCGAGGGTATCTATCAACTCAAATTGGCACCCCAGTTAATTTAGAAACGGCCCGTGGGATGGCAAGCATTATCAGCGCTTCATTAGCTGCCAGAGAAGATATCAACGGCGGTACAGCAACGCTGGTAGAAAATCTTTGTACATTTACGCCAACCAGCGCAACTTTAGCGTTCAGAATTGATGCATCTTTGAAAGTTGGCACAACCCTGACAGTGAACTTAACTTTTCAGCCATGATTAATTTTTGGAATCTAAGAATATCCAACGGTGCCACCCCTACACCAACCACCGATGTCAACATTGAATGTACTGAAGTGCAGCTGCCGGTGATTTCCAGGCAGTTTAATGATGACAAACGGGTTGGCTATTTGGCCAATATTCCCTACCCATTAGGGTATGAAATCGGCAACCTTGAGTTTACCACCAAAGGTATAACCACGGCAGCTTTAAGGTTATTGGCTCGTATCGGGCGCACAACCTTTATTTTTACAGGCTGTGAAAGTTCTGATGGTGAAACTTTCACTACCACCACAATCACTGTCAGAGGGTATATGGAAGACACTTCCTTGGGTGCCTTTACTGACGGGGGTGGCGAATACCAGCATACTGTTAAAGTTGACTATATAGAAGTCAGTGTTGGGGGCACGGTGCAGCTGAAGTTTGACCCCATTAACTACATCTACGAAATCAACAGCGTCAACCAACTGGCATCTATTAGGACATCTTTAGGTCTAGGAAGCTGATGAAACAGTTTGAGTCGTTTGCAGTAGTCTTACAAAGGCTGCTGCAAAAATTTACTCTGAAACAGATTTTTATATTGGCGTTTCTGATAGTCCTGATATTACCGACTTACCTTGCCGTTATTTTTACCAGCGGGGCAAGTTTTGATGATATTGCGGGGATTATGGCACCGCTGAAATTCCAGGGGATAGTTAAAAGTTGCCCCGAATACAATATATCAGCGCCGTCGGGGCAAGTTAATGCGCTTTACCATCGAATACCAGGCCGGGATAATATTATAATCGTGGCTTACTCAAAAACAGGTTTTTGGGGGGATAAAGAAAAACTAAATATATGTCAAACACTAGAAAATTTGGCAAATAAGATTGGGGGGCAGTAGCAGCCCCCTTTTTTATACCCTCAGCCCCACCGAGTAGTCTACAAAAGTTGATGAGATTACCAAGTTTCCCAAAGTAACCACTTTGTAGTAACGGGCGAATCGGGCAATCATGACACAAATTACTGGAATGGTCAAGTTGGGGTCAATGACTAAGACAGGAACAGAGGTTTTGTCACGGATAAACTCCCAAACAAACTCTGCCGTGTAATTTAATTCAGAATCCTCTATGGAGATACCGGGCAGCGCTTTGATATGGTCAGCATTATCTTGTCGGACAATTGACAGTGGAATTTTGTAACCCATCGTTAACCGCAATATGTACTTCAACCATTATAGTTCAGTCTGCCACACCTACCACACCCTATTTTTAGGGTAGGGTGTTGGCAGGCTCATCCGTGGAAAGTGCCATTTCCCTAGGAGGCTAGAACTTGCCACACCCTACCACACTCTACCACCCCCTATTTCTAATAAATAAGGAGAAGAATGGTGGGAGGGGAGGGGGGTGGATAGAGGAGAGTAGTTTATAAGGAGTTTTCTAAACAGGGGGTGGTAGAGTGTGGTAGAGTGTGGCAAACCTGGAAGTGCCCCCACCTAAGGCTTTCCACTGTTCAGTCTGCCAACACCCTATTTTTGGGGGGTGTGGCGAACTCATCCATAATGGTAGAATGACCATTATAGATGAGTCTGCCACACCTACCACACCCTATTTTTAGGGTAGGGTGTTGGCAGGCTCATCCGTGGAAAGTGCCATTTCCCTAGGAGGCTAGAACTTGCCACACCCTACCACACTCTACCACCCCCTATTTCTAATAAATAAGGAGAAGAATGGTGGGAGGGGAGGGGGGTGGATAGAGGAGAGTAGTTTATAAGGAGTTTTCTAAACAGGGGGTGGTAGAGTGTGGTAGAGTGTGGCAAACCTGGAAGTGCCCCCACCTAAGGCTTTCCACTGTTCAGTCTGCCAACACCCTATTTTTGGGGGGTGTGGCGAACTCATCCATAATGGTCATTAAAAACCCCCGGTGATTCGGGGGTCGGTTTCAGGAAGGTAATTCTGGTTTAATTTTATCATTTGAAGCCCATAGCTTTCGCCGATTTCAGCGCAAGCATAGTATAGGTGTCGATTGATGGGTATTCGTGTAACACCCCTAGACTATCTGGGTAAAATTGCTTGCGGGTATCATTGTATTTCTTATACTGCCCAGAGTACCAAGCTGACGCTACCATTCGGGCAGCGATTTGAGTATCGCCGTTGGCCAGTTTAAGGGCTTCTTTATAATACTGCCCAATTTTAAATCTAATGACTTTTTTCTGTATCGAAGGGCTGTTTAGAAATTCTTGCTGGGTCACATTTCCTAAGCCGGCTTCCCTGCACCACGGCCCCACATTCTCAGGCATTACTTGCGCAAAACCGAGTGCGCCTGAATGCGGGTTGACTAAGTTGTACTGCCGCCCACTTTCCTGTTTGATTATCGCGCTAATCAAAATATCCACGTTTTTGTCTGCCGCCGTATTCGGCTGTTCCATACCCACTGGCATTTTAACGCTTGGGATATTTATAGCTTTGACCCCGAAAGCTACCACCAGCCCTAAGCAACCGTAGTTTATCAAGTGCTTTAACATTTTACTTTCTCACCTTCAATACCCGATAAATTCTCGTGTCGGTCTTATAGTAGTTGTCAAAATTTAAATCGGAATCCCAGTTATAATCCGGGCCATTTGGGCCGCGACTTCTAGTGGATATCCCTCGTAGCCTGCCGTTCTTTTCGACAACAATTCCTATGTGCCCTTGGGTGTCATTTACCAGGATTATCACATCCCCCGGTTTAGCTTGTTTCTTTGTTACCTCTTTGCCGTACCCGTTCCTTAAATCGTTTTCAATATCCGGCACCCAGTTTGGGTTGGCCCCTAAGGTGCCGCCAAGTGCCGCTTTTATGACGTGACCGTTGCTCATCCAAGCGCAAGCGTTAATCCCGCCATCTGGGCCGTTGCCGGTATAAGTCCCACGCATCTTTTCCGCCATCCGAGCAATCTTTATATTGTTTTCGCCCAGCGAGCTGTTGGACACCAGATTAATTTGGCCTACTTTGGCTATTTGAATCATATCGTCAAGAAATTTATTCACCGGCTGCACCGTAATGGTGATAGTCATTGCTACCGTCAGTAGGCATGATATCCATTCTTGTAGGGATTCACTGCGACTTTTCCTGTCAATAATCTTGTACAGGATTTCTGGCGGTAGATTCTTGATGTCTTCTAATTGCAGTCTCATAACGAAATGACCTTCAATGCCTTAAGCTTACCTTCCTCAAATATTGGCTCAATCTGTTTTTTATTGAAATCCAACTGTATTGTGCTTCCCGGACAGTAAGAACCTTTGAAAGCTTTGATAACTTGAGCAACCGTTTGGCCTTTCATGGTTTTCAATTTTTGGAATTCTGTGGCGGTCATGGGTTTATCGCATTGCGGGTTTTCATTGATGAAGGAAAGTAGCTGTTTTTGGCCGCCTAAAAGTGCAAACTTCCCGTAACCAGGCGCGGCCCTATCAGCTACAAATACCAAGAATACCACAATAACAGGAGCCCAAAGTGTTATTTTCATAAAGTTAAAAGGGGGCCCCGCATCCCCCTTAGTCTATCTATTGCTTGTTGGTCACATACATGATTTTGGTGGATGTGTAGCCACTCAGCGCTTTAACTTGCTGAGTCGTTAACGTTCCATTGCTCTTAGGGTTGGCCAATTTATTTTGCTCTTGCAAACTGTTGGCTGTGACTGCGTAAGCAAATCCATTCACCACCGGTCGCACAATCCCCAAAGATGCTCCATTAGCCATTTTTTGAGTTAGGGGTGCGTTATCAGCAACACCCAAACCCACAATACCCATCATGAACGGCCCAATTGACGAAAATACCCCGATAGCTCCAAAGATGCCCAGCAAGGTTTTACCGGGCTGTTTGACAGTTGCCCAAAACAGGAAGCTAAATACACCGCCTATTGCGAAGTCAGATGATTCGACTTCCGCTTTCCAATCTTTCTTGCTTTTACGGGAACCGCCGCCCATCCCCATCATTGATCCAAATTCTTCAGACATACTAGAACCTTCCGTCACTGTCTATATTATAGTTAATCATGTTAGATTTGTCAAGCGCATTGTGGTTTTTTCTTTATTAAGTAGAGCTTGTCCAGTTTGTCCCAACCTCTCGAATTCACTCAACACTTCTTCCTGACTGTAACCAGCCTCCATAGCAGCCTCTAACGTCAGCACTTGCTTGCCTTTAGCCAAGTCAGCAATCCCGCCTTTAGTCGGGCGTACTAAGGAAGTGAAGTCTAATGGTTTATCTGGATTCGGCACCATTTCAGAGCGGTGGGGCACCTTGACACTTTTGGCGTTCATCTGTCCCGGTATGAACACTTCACAGAACCCTGACGGCACCATGCCTTCTCCATTGGGCCCCGGTTTATTGCCTAGAATAATCCGAGGAAAGTTATTCTTGAGTTCGGTGACAATACCAGTAACTCCACCACCGGCTTTACGGGCACTGAGAGAGTGAACAGTCAGTATGGGGAAAATACAAGCCTTGCGAATTTCTTCTGTAAAAGCCCCCATTAATTCCGCCATGATATCGGGGTCAGGCAGTTTTCTGGAGTACGATGAAAATTCTTCAAAAATCACCGTTATTGGTTGACTTTCAAAATCCCACTTGCCGTCAGGGTTTTGTGGGTGTGAGCGCATCTCATACCTTCTTTCCAATTCCTCTTTTAGCCAAACCAAGCCTTGCTGTATTTCATCAAAACTCAATCCTTTGTTGCCGGCTCCATACACTTTCAGCGGTGCGTATTCTTGGTAGGCTGCGTGATGGTTAAAGACAATTACTTCATGCCCCATTTGCAGTCTCGCCGCTATAATCCCGCCGATAAGTGTTGATTTACCAGAACCTTGCGGCCCGCATACCAAAAGCGCACCGGCTTTTATAACACTGGCAAGTTGGGGGTTATTTTGGCTATCTAGCAATGGGCTATTAAAAACAGGTTGGACTGGTTGTTTTTGGGGCAGCCATGAAAATATCGGCGCATCATCCACCTCATCCACCTCATCCACCTCATCCACCTCATCCACCTCATCCACCTCATCCACCTCATCCACAGGCCGCTCACCCACCGCCGCTAGGTTCCTCATTGCCACCACACCGGCTGCCGCACCAGTGGCCGCTGATAGTAGCCCTACTCCCCATTGCAGATTGGCCGTGGGAGCGGGAGCCATAATGCTCACTTGCCTTCCACCGGTAGCCGCTGTCATTTGTTCAGTTTCGGTATTGACTTGTGGAAATCGTTGGGAGGCTGAATGGAATAGTGCCAGTCCAACCAAAAGATTGCTTAGGGCTATAATTGACAAGATAACTTTCATTTTAGGCTGCCTAAATTATTTTAGTTCGATTGTTTCATTTTCCAGCGCGGCGTTTTCCTTTTTAGCCTGCTCTTTGTCTTTCCTTCTCTGTATTGCCTGTCCTTCCTCACTGACTGTCAGTGCCGCCTTCATATCCCTCTCAAGGTTATCCACTAGAGTGATAGCAAAGTTGACATCGGGGCCCTTGACATTTGGAAGTGGCGAATTTGTCATATGCGACCGCACAGCTTGAGAAAGTGCTAGAAGTCTCAGCATCAGTACCGCTTTTGTAGCCGGTGATTGAGAAGCCTTCATTTCCTTGGTGATATTCCTGCCGTAGGTTATCAGACATTGCGCTACTGTGTTTCGGTTACATGGGTGCTTTGGGTTATTGGTATCCACGATGGCTTGAGCGAAATAGCGGTTGGCCATTATAGAAACCTGTGCCATTACCATGCTTTGACCGTGGCACAATGTTGGGTCGTTGTTATTAAGGTAGAGTCTGATTTGGTCAACCGAGTAGTCAATATCTTGAGACTCTGTTACCAGCCAATCGCTATTGCAATCAAGTGTCGGAGTGACAAGCACTTCTGGTGGTTTACTGTTACTCCACCAACTGATAAGGGCGGCAAGCGCGACTGTTCCGCTAGCCAGTATCAACGCAAGTTGCAGGCTGTACTTCCTAACGATTTTTTGAGCGTTCATTTGGTTATCACTATGATGTATGTGGGCAAAGTGGCGAAACCAATGGCCAGACCTAACATAGCAGCCGGTGCTAAAGCGCTTAGGGATAAGGAAATAGCAACACCGGCAAGGAATTGGCCAATTATACTTCCTGTGAGCCAGCACGAGCATGTTGCCAACGTGGTTGACAGGCAGTGTGCCGCGCAATGCAATCTAGCTCTAAAAGTTGGGTTCATTTCAAGTCTCAAACTCATGCCATTATTATAACACATAAACTTCAAGCGTCTGAGCATCTACTTATAAGGAAAAACACCCTTTTAGACCCTTTTAGACCATTTTGGGGACTTTTGATACCTCTACTAGTGCAGAACAAGTTAACTTGTATACCCAATTTGGGATTATTTGAGGTACTTTCACCCACATATTGACCTAAATTGCCCCGGTTATTTAGCTTGTGACTGGTTAATTACTCTGTGACTAACCCCCAAAGTACCCCTTTAACACCCCAATGACACAAAATGGCCCCACAAAGTTTACTTTTCATACAAAAAACCAAAGTTTGCATACAAAAAACCTCTGAGGTTAGTCAGAGGTTCAAAACTTAGCTGAAAATGTCAATGTCAATGTCTAGTCCGTTTGGCGGCACTGTGGGATGTCTTGCTGGCCCTTTGTTTTGCCAGTTGCATACCGCCAATTTAAACACAATCGCCCAATCTTTATCAGCCAAACCCAGGCTTGATGCTATTGCTTTAAATTCTGGGCTTTTTACGGTATCCAGCACTTCCAAGAGGGTTTTTGACGTACCATCTGGGAAAAGCTTTTTAACTAGTTCGTCACTCATATATACTTTAACGCCTTTCATGCTTTCTCCATCCTTTTTGCAGCACTTGATAGCCCTATTGCGTTACTCAGTTGGGGTTCTGGGGTTACGTTGAACCGTGGGCGTCCCGTCAGTTTGTTGGGTGTGTACAGTAACTTTTCAATCCCAGGAAGTTGTGTGCCACCACCAATTGTGTAAATCACCGCGACGGCTTTCCAGGAATCTAAGGCGCTTATTGCGGGCCGCACGCTTGAATCCAACCACTCTTTAAGGCATGCTTGATAAGCTTCTGTCAAACCCACGGCGGTGTTTCCATAATACATGCCATTTTTGGCACTATTTTCCAAGCTAACCCGAATTATTTCCTGGTCAACTTTGCTCTGCAATGGTTCTGTCAAAGAACTGTGATTAGCCATGCGTCGCAGCAAATTTCGCACGCCGGTGTTGGTTACTTTGACACTTTCAGGAATGACCGTAAAACTCTTGTCCCCGATGGTGTACATACTCGCACGAGTAGTGCCATCCCCTAAATCTATCAACCCTGCCAAAGGAGTTTCTGATGTGATAATCCCCTTTTGTATCAGGTAATATATCGTTCCACGACCTTCTTCAACACAAGCCGCTGAGATATTAACCCAAATAGATTGTGAGGATTCAGCTTGCTTTATTTGGTGCAACCCGCTATAAGCCTCAACAATATCCTTTTGGAAGGCGATCTTGTTATGGACAGACACACAGAGGCGTATATGGATAGTTTCTCGACCGACAAAACCAGCCATAGCAAGGCTGCCTAAGAAAAGTTGCAGCCCATATAGCACCTTGCCATCATTCGACTCTACAACAGCCCGCCGAGTGTCCGGGAAATTGGTGTATGCCGTGTTACCCAATAACCATGACGTATCAACTAAATCTTTCCGGGGCCCGCTAACGTAAGTAATGATTGCCCCATTACTCAGATTTGCGTAAGAGCCGTTAGCGACATCTTCCATTGGCACTTGAATCACATAACTTGGATACTTTACGACTTTTAAATTGCCGGTGTCGTCAGAGAAGGCAACTTTAGTCAGACCGTTTCCAGTGTCACAACCAACATAGAGCTTACAAGTAGTCATTTTAGGTAGCCTAATTAGCTAAGGTTTTCAAGATTTGATTTTTTTGTTCAGCACTCAAGTTTGGGCTAATATACCAACCCTGTTTCATCACTTGCGGCACAACTTCTGTGATGATATCTTCCACACATCTTTGGAACTCTTGAAGGGTACTGAGAAAAAGCAGTTTGTACAGTAGCGCCTCACATACATAATGTCCAGGCTGTGCTAAAGTGCCACTTAAGGTTAACACTCCCCCTTCTCCTTTACGCCGTATCCCAACAGTATACTGCGGGTACTCGCCAAATGTACTCAGCACCTTGGTAATATGGTAATTTAGCGATGACTTGGTTCTGCCGGACATCACTCCCGATTGGGTGATAGCATCCTCAAGCCGGTAAAGTGTCACGCCATCTTTTACGATGGCGTCCACCGTACTTAAATCCAGAAATTTTCTTGGGAATCCACAGTGCATTTTGTGTCTCGCTGTTTCGTTACTCCTTTATTATAACGAAACAGCTTCTGACTATCAATACTTATGCTCCCAATTTTTCATCACAACTGGAGATTCAGGCTGGAAAAATGGCACATACTTGCGAAACTCCTCTGTGACAAATTCCATGTAAAGCTGTGCGGCATCTGGAGCGTAGGACTTTTTGACCCATATAACCACTTCATCATGCGCAAACGCTCGCACTGACGCCTGCCACTCAGGACGTGCCAAGAAAGCATCAATCAACCGCGCACCAACCGATTTCATGATTGTTGCCTCAGTCGCTAACCAATGGGCTGCCACTATATTGGATGGCCGGCACTTCCATGTGACCTCATCTGCGGAATCATCCCCAACGTCGATACTGTCATCTATCACAGCCTTGGCAGTGAAGTAAAGTTTGCGCCCATCTGGCATTATTTTCGACACGGCCCGCGCTAGGAAGGAAGCCCCCCGTTTACTCACATGGGCACCGTACAGCCCTGCCAGACGATTGCATTCCTCATCATGCTCTGGCTCATCCCATAAAACCTCAACGTTGCTTTCCGCCGTTCGTGCAATCTCGCGTTGAAAGTTATAAACGCTCTTATACATGTCTTTACACGCTTGCAAGAAGATTCGGCACTCATCAACCGTGGTGTGTATCTTCTTTTTCAAGAAAGTGTTATTGAGACTAATAGCCCCAGCAAAGTTAATGAACGAATAAATCACGTTTTTGGCTAGGACGTAATAAGCCTGCATCTCGGCTTCAGTAATATGCGTCGCCCCCCGCTGGAATGTTACTCCCCCGTGGTTAGGTTTAGTAAACCACGTTTTCACCATCTGAAAGCTACTGTCCACACCCATCAGTTGCAGCATCCGGTTTAGGGTGTGGTAGTGAACCTTCTCATCATTACTCAGACAATACATGAGCAATTCATCACCCGTCAGTGCTGCCACAAGCTGAAGGTGAGACGCTGGCAAGTCGCACTTTATGGCAACATGTTCCTCATCATTGTATGTGCCATACTTATCGCGCTCAATCCGGGGGTGCAGGAATGCCGTTTTTAGGCCGCCTAAGTTTTCAGATGCTAAGAGAGGGGAAGTGTTTGCCACAATCTGCAAGCTTCCGTTGCTGGCTGATGAGCGCCCTGCCGCTGCGTTATAAGCTAGAACCGAGTATTTGCATAAAACAGCTCGGTCAGATTCTCGGTAATTGCTAACAAAAGCTTCAGCGTATTCCAGCAATTTACTCAGGGTGCGGTACTCCGTAATCTTTTGAGCAAATGGTAGATACAGTTTCTCCAATGTGCTTGCATCCGTCTTTTCAATCTCCGCCATACCGGCTTCACGCAGAAGTTTGTTCAACAGTTTCTTTACTTGCTGCGGGCTTTTTAAATTAAATTCCCATTCCAGCCGCTTTTTCTTGCTCAAGGTTTTGGGCATTATCTCAGCCCGCAACTCCTCAGTCATCAAACTGTCCGCTTCCTTAATTAGTTCCGATTTACGTTTGGCTAATATCCGGCTATAATCAGCTTCCAATTCTTTCAGCTTTTGTATTGACGCCGGTGTCCCGCGAGTGTTTAAAACAATGAACATGCCCAAACTGCCCATTTCAGCGCGGGCCGCTGGCGTATCCAGCAAATATTTGAACTTTTCGTACAGCCGCACAACAAGATAGGCATCCAACATGGCGTACTTTGACTGCTCTGGAGTCAGAGGTTTTGACCAATCTGACACTTGCAATTCCTTGGTTATCCCTATTCCAAGTTTCCGCTCTGTCACCGTGGCAAGGCTGTTGGCTGACCCCCCGTAAAGTCCGGCAATGCAATCCGCTAAGCCGGCAGTCTCAATTTGATGCGCTACCAACGTGCAAAACGCATTGTTTATCAGCACTCCATATTTGTGCAGGAACCATTCCCCTTCATATAGCGCGTTGTGAATTACGGTCGTTTTGGACTTGTCCTGGACATGCTCAAGCAACGCATCCAAAACTTCACATCCTTCACACTCATCGCCAAGTAGTTGCATCACCGGCACTTGCCCGCCCAATGAAAGCGACGGAATGCATATTTGGATGGAACGAATGGCTCCAGTCAGAGGGTTCAAGGTTTCATAATCTACTGAGCCATCTTTTTTCAATGGCGCAACCCCTATGAACCCCGTCTCGATATCCAGTCCCAGCACTTTGGCTGCCTTTATAGCCTTAACCGTGTTAGCCACCGCTTTGGGAGTGGCATCCATGATTGTCGCAGTCTGAATCAAGCCAATAAGCATAGTAACTCCACAAACTCCACTCGGTTTTCACAGATATAAATCGTTATCCCAGCGTTCCCCCTGTCCAGTGATGTGTACAGCTTGTTCACCCACCGTGGGGCGTCATCCTGCACAACCCCTAGCCTGACCATCGTGTCCATAGAAGCACCGGCCAAATTCAGTAAATCACCTCGGTTCCATTTTGGGTTACTGTGTACAATCGCCCAACCGTAAGGCATTAACCCTTTAGGCAGTTCATTTCCTGAGAGATACTTGCATGATGCGTCAGCCAGTGCTTTCCATTCCGAGTACCCTCTTTTGTTCATGGAAATGCGCCCATTGAATACTGTCCCCGCCGGTTTTGCCTTACCCTCTATCGGTACAAAAAAAGTATGCATTTTTGGCTACCTAAAATAAACGCCCCCCAGTCCAGGGGGGCAGCTACTCTTCACACATTAAGCAGGTAATCCAGCCCGTCTTGAAGCTCTTGTGCCTTTTCAGCCGACAAAAACCTCTTCAGCAAGTACAGCCCTTCCGTGGACAAGTAAGTGTCCCAAGATGTACCTGAATAAGGATGACCGGCTTCAAGGTACTTCCTGATTATCTGCTTTGCTTCAAAGTCTTTGAGCTTTAGCGCGTGGACTAACACAGCATGCGCTCGGAATGGACTTGGGTATATATTGTCATTGACTTTAACCGCGAACAAGAATTCACCAACTATCATTAGATATGCACCGATAAATCTCTCAACATTGCTTGGTAATTCCGTGGCTTTAATCGGTTCAGTAACCAGGCGTAACCGTACAGACTCAGCCATGTAGCACCCCCATCTACCTCACACTCAGGCGCGTCATCCGATTCGTGGTAGATGCTTAAAATATAGCTGACTTTTTCTTCAGCGATATTAAGCCACTCAACCAAAACCACATCGGCACAAATCGGGAACACATCACCGGCCCGCTGGCGCAGCATCGCATCCAAATTACGTTTTGAGTACATAGGGAATCCTGAAACACTACCTTATTATAACATATAACGTTGCCTTTGTCAGGATGTTCCCCGCCACACCCCCAAAAAATAGGGTGTTGGCAGACTGAACAGTGGAAAGCCTTTGGTGGTAGCACTTCCAGGTTTGCCACACTCTGCCACACTCTACCACCCCCTGTTTTAAAAACTCCTTATAAACTACTCTCCTCTATCCACCCCCCTCCCCTCCCTCCATTCTTCTCCTTATTTATTAGAAATAGGGGGTGGTAGAGTGTGGTAGGGTGTGGCAAGTTCTAGCCTCCTAGGGAAATGGCACTTTCCACGGATGAGCCTGCCAACACCCTACCCTAAAAATAGGGTGTGGTAGGTGTGGCGGACTGAACCTTAGTGCCTGGAACCCTGCCTCCAGTTTTAGAGTCATAACTTTAGTCACGCTAAGAGAGTATTGCAATGCCCGCTGTATTGATTCAGATTCCTTTGGCCCATTATCACGTTCAAGCTTGTAACGTCAACTCAACCATATACATAACCGTGGCCAGTGTTGCAGCCCTTTACGGAGCCGCCCCCGGTGATGCTCTTAAGTGGGTTCGAGCGATGCTAGGTAAAGATGTGCAGCTGCCAGAAGCGATGGCCGGTATGGAGAACAGCATCCCAAGCAAGCATGTCTTTATCACACTGGAGCAATTCCAGGATATTACCCGCTCACTAGCCCAAAATGGCAACGTGACCGCCCGTAAAATCATGCAAGCATTCTAAAATGAACGCCCCCGTAACTGGGGGCTTTTTCATGACCATTATGGATGAGTCCGCCACACCTACCACACCCTATTTTT